TGACTTAAACATTGCTGATTCTAAGGTATCACTCTCATAGAAGATAATCTGACCATCTTCTGAAACATCCCATCGATAAGTCAAATCACGCTCATTAATATGGTTAGGTACTTCTACCTCCACACCAAAGCTCATACTTAATAGTATTGTTTTCATTACTTTTCCTCCAATTCTTGAGCCCTACGATGTATCTTTTCCTTGATACTTTCTGTCTCCTCGGGACACTTTTTAAGTTCCCATGCAGTACCTTTTTCGTCATACACCTCTCCATCGGTATCAGATTCAACATACCACTCAGTGTGATAACAGATTTCCTCCATGTAAAGCCACTCTAATAGGCAGTCAGTCCCACAAAATGTGTGTATATCGTCCCAAATATGACCCTCGTTCATACCCTTACCACAACAGTGGCACTTCCTAGCAAATAGTTCCATTACGATACCTCCACGGCTTCAGTTTCAAAGTCTGCGCCATCAAATATAGAGTCATCCATTTCAAACAGTGTAGTTTCGGCTTCCTCTAAGGTGTCCGCCTCAATCTCCACCTCATACCCATAGAACGTGGTGACCTTTTGTAATTTATATATCATAATTCTCCCTTTGTTTTAAGTCTTGTAAAGTTACCATCTTTGGTACTTTGTGTCCCCTCGGGACAGTTTACCTCGGCATTTATCAGTTTATTTAAGGCGATAGCCATCACTAGCCCAAACATAATGACTGCTACCCCTATGGCTACCATTACCCATGTAAATATTTCAATAGTCATGATGTAACCCCCGTAAATGGGCGTGCTTGTTTGTTTATACCTTTCCTATTGGCAAAGGTTCTACACCGTCTAGGTTCACCACCTGTTTTAGTAAAAACGGTGACCCCTGCATCAAGTTCTCTCAAACAACCCATAGTCATCCATTTACCATTTTCATCTATTAGTTTTGTATCGTCATTCAATGTAGAAACTAACCAAACATCTCCCCACTGATGTACTCTAAAACAATCATCACTCCAATGAGTATCGGCTACAAACTCCATCCTGCCGTCCTCCATCTCTACAAATTGTTCCATTATGAATCCCCCTTGGTACTTTGTATCCCCTCGGGACACTTTTGTATAACAGTTTGCTCAAGCCGTGCCAGTGCCATTACAATTTGACCCTTGAGTCCCTTGTCTTTCACTTTCACGGTCAAGGTCAATAACTCAGCCAAGCCGTGGTCTAAACTTTTGTATGGTGCGAATATAGATATACTCATGATTTTCTCCGTTTTATAGTTTGTGTCCCCTCGGGATAGTTTTATATCCCTTGAGGTTTAGTGGATTATGCTGATTTTGCCTTGATGTTTGCAAGTGTTTCCTCAAGCATCGCAATAGTTTGCTCAATCTCGGTCACAATCGTTTCAGTAGTCCCAAATTCAGCAAGGTACTCAGTGTTAACCATGGTCAAGTCTTTTGTATTCTCAGACTGTGGCATATCAATCACTTCAGTTTCTGTCCCCTCGGGATTCTTTTCGGCTACTTGCTCGGGTTCGATAGTATCCACGTTCCATGCAAAACCTTTGCCCTTGACTTGCGTAATACTTAAGGTGGTGCGGTTAGCATCGTCCCCAAATAATACTTCTAAAATCGACGACCTAGCACAAGCATTTTGAACCTGAAGGCGTTTCTTTTTGTATAACTCTTTCGCCTTTTGCGGTGCCTTTTTGCCCGTCGCCTTTGCCTTTAAGTCGTTCAGTTTATCACATACACCTTGAGCCTCTGTTTGGTACGCCTTGACGAACGTATCCATCACTCTTTTTTCTGCGTTTGCCTCGTTCTGTAAAGCCGTAAATAATTCTGACACCGCGTTTGTTACATTTAAATTGTTATTCTTTTCCATGATTTTTCACCTATTTATAGTTAAATTTTCGTCCCTCAAGGGACACTTTTGTCTATCTTAAACATACACTTTGAGTTATCTCGATGTATGGTGCATATTATACATGAAGTTCCTAGTTTGTCAAGTCTTATTTAAACTATATTTACAACCACCTTAAAGGGATATATGTAAACCTATGATTTAAGCCGTATACTTACCAGCCGTACCGTAAACCCTGACTTGATAATTCGGGTCACTTAAATCATATACCGTTCAACCTGCCTTGCTTGTTTCTCGATGTATGGATGCCAGTATACCATGCTTTCCTAGTTTGTCAAGGTTTATTTAAACTATTTAATAAAATAAGTAGTAAATACCCTGCAATCCCTTTAGTAGCCTAGGTTGTAGCCCTTTTGGTACTCATAGCGCCCTTAAATACTAAGGCTACCTGCGTGTATGTACGCGCGTCAAGGATAGCGTGTGCAGGTGCGCGTATGTGCGCGTATGTGTGCAGGTGCGTGTACGTGTGCGCGTTAGTATGCCCGTGGAATACCTGAGCATAAGCGTAGGATAATTAAAAATTTGCCCCTCGCATTCTACCGCGCGCCCCCGTGCGTACCCCTGCGCGACCCCCCCCCATAACCTTTCGGCTACCCTCAGTACGCATGTGCGTGTGTGCGCGGGCGCGTTAATATGTCACGATGGGCGACTAAAGGGCGACGGGGGAAACCCACGGGATCTATAATATATATACCCATCTGCATTTTTGTGTCATTTTTGAAACCCCCCTGGACCATACTGAACTATCCTCTACAGTACAAGTGATCCTCACAGCTCCCAGCCCTCTTATTCTTAAGGGGATGATGAAGGTGATTGCCTCTAGGTGCCCTACGCTCATACCAAACTACCCTTGGGTACCCCATACCATACCAAACTATCCCTTAGGGTACCTGAGAACCTTAGGTCACCTTAGGGTACCTTAGGTCCTCTAGCAGTGTTTAGGTTCTCATGGTTCTATAGGTCTTTAACGGGGGGCTCAGGGTCTACCTTTAAGGGCGAGGTTCTAAACGCTAAAACACACTTTTCCTAGGAATATCAAGGGTTTAACCTGTGGATAACTATGTGGATAACTTTTCTAACCCTAAGAAACCTAGGTACTCAAGGTACTCAAGGTACTCAAGATACCCTAGGTACTCAAGGTACTCAAGGTACCCTAGGTACCTACATGTACCCTCACAGAGACCCTACACCTAGGGGAGACCCCAGGGAACCTCTTGTTGATTATGGCCATCACGGCCTAATCTTTTAAGAAGGTAACCCTAAGCCCATCGTGGATTCGTAACCTCTCCTATGAACTTCTCAAGCTTATCCATGAGTTGTTGCTCTTTCCACTCAGACACAGCTTCATCCTCATCAATACCCACAGTCTCCACGATAGCAGCCAAGGCAATCGCTAAGGCATCCAATCTATCATCATGACCCAGGCAACCACGGGTCCTAGTAATGTGTGTCAATTGATACATTAACCCATAGGGTAGTTTTTGAGGGTCAGTTAACGACTCCTTAATATCACCCCGTACCATCCCAGAGTCGAATACCAACTTATGCTGATTCATCAATGGCTCCATAGTATCTATGATCCTTAACTCCTTCTGCTTACTAGAGTGTACTTCCTCAATACTCACTGGGTGTATCTTCTTCAGTACTGGTCGTAACAACTGGTCAAACATACCGTCACCAAAGTTACTCTCAATATATAGTGTATTAACCTTATAAGTCTTAGCGATGTTAGCCAGCTTAACTAGGTTTTCCATCTGGTACCCACCCTGCATACCACCACAGGCCATCACGTAAATCCTACCATGAAGATACTTAATCACTGAGTACCCCATCTCATCCGCACCCCTACCTGAGGGGTCAATGCTCATAATACTATACGAGTATGCTGAGAACTCCTTATCAATATACTGAGGACCATGAAGGGCATCACCCGTAAACCCTATGTTTGGTATATCCAATACTGTATCACGCCCACTACTGTAACTAAGGCTGATAGGCCCCTTATCCTCTGGTACATCCATAATAATCAAGTCCCCCTGTTTAAGAGGGTACTTATCAGCATCACTTAAGGTTGTATCCAATTGGTACTGTAGCTTGTAGTAGGACTTACCTACGGAACCCTCACGCTCTAAGAGGTCCTCATGAGTAAATCTAGTATCTGTTACGGAGCCCGTAGGTTCGTTTCTAGCGATCATATCCTCAATGTAAGGGGCTAGCCTGCCTTCGTAGACTTCAGGCTTCTCAGGTACCCTAGAGGGCCATATACGGACTAAGAAGCCCTTGTCTATGAACCTGTTGTATACTGAATCACCTGTTTGGGGTGTTCCCAGGGCTACAATGGATGCATCTGTATTGGTTTGTAAGATAGAGTCAAACTCATTGATCTGTTGTAGTATCTTACCTCTCATGATTTCTGTGGCACTGTTTATGGAGGTTTCCACGTCATCAGCAATCAGTAGAGATGCACGGTTACCCTGTAACTGACTATTGATACCTAGACACTTAACACTAGGTTGTACGGTAGCCTTACAGCCATCTACATCAAAGGCCATTACGGAGTTTCTTTGGTCACCCCGAGGCTTAAGATGGGAGAGAATGGGTACCTCAACGAGTAGCTTATGGATGAAGGTAGAGATAGCTACAGCGTGTGGCCCAGAGGCTGATACAATTAGTACCTTCTCATTAGGGTTGCGTAGTAATCTCCATGTTGCGTATGCACCTGTGAGATAGGTCTTACCTACACCACGAAACGCTTCAATCAACAATCTCCTATTACCATCTTGTAATATAGAACAGATATCCTTCTGGATAGGGGTAGCACCAGGTAGTCCGATACATCCCCATACATAATCTACATATTCGCTGAAGTCTACGACTAAATTTTTAATCTCTTGCTCATTCATTACACCCCTCCTAGAGGTTTAACCTAATCTTCCGCCCTTATAACTATTACCTATGATCTTTAAAACATCCTTAAGTGTTTTACCTTTCCTCTTTTTCTTAGGTTTTGTAGGCCCCTTAGGTTTTGCCCTACCTTCTGCTCTCTTAGCTGCTTTCCGAGCTTCTGCTGCTGCCCTCTCTCTTGCCTTCTTACGTAGTTGCGCTGCTTTTTTACCTGCTTCTCTGTCTCTCAATTGATCCAATACACTCATATTATTTCCTTTATTTTATATATTCTTATACTTATTCTTAGCCTTAGCATACCCACTTCTTCTAGCTAACCAGGGACCTATTAGGTTTGTAATTACTAGGAAGGCTACAAAGGCCCATACGATGTCTTTTCCCCATGAGGTAGCAATATGTGCCACTGCTTGCTCTTTCGTTCTTATATCAGCAACCTTAGGCTCATCAGGTATGATTTCATCGTACGCCATACTAGTTGCTGCATTAGCAATAGCAGGAATAGGACCAGCAATAACATAGGTAATACCTGTAGTTACGGCTGATTTACCTAGGTTTCGTAGCTCCATGGAAGCACACCCCGTAAGGGATAATGCTATGAATAGCACTGCTAATCGTTTCATTAGGCTAAACCTAGTAGGTTCACTATAATTACGAGGATAAAAAACCCTGTAATCAGTAGTGTGCGCTTGTCCTGTTCTTTAATCTTTGCAATAATCTTATCAACCATGTATTACTCCTATATTATTAACCAATTAATTGGTAAATTCCAGGGATCAGGTAGGTAGATTAGTATCCTACCATCCGTCAACTCAACCCACATCACTTATGTTTCTTCTTCTTCTTCTTCTCTTTTTGTTTAGCTGCTTGTTGTATACCTAACAGACCAGCATTAGTAGTAGCAATCTGTCTCCTAACACTACGATCAATATTGTCTTTATTTCTAAACGTCTTCCTAGCTTTTTGTAGTCCTGTAGCTTGTTTTCTTGCTATAGAAAGTACCTTAGCTTTATGAGATGCAGTATAACCATCCCATATTTTCTTACCTATACCTAACGCTCTAACTAGTAATGGAACCATTAATGACCTCTCAATTGATCCATAACCTCATCTTCTTGGTCTAGGAAGTTTTGTATTAAATTAGCCATCGGCTTCGACTCAACTATATCAGCAGTAATCTCATTGTCCTTTAAGAACTTTAAGACTGCT